TAAGATGAACTACGAAGAGATTTCACAACATATTACTGATTATGACGAAGTATTTTATGACGGAGATGATGATGGATACCCAGACTGATAAAGTCAAACTAATTAGTGTTACTCCCGATGCGGAGAAACATATGGCATATTGTGCTAGGGTAAGTAATCCTGCTAATCAGGATAATGAAAAGTTCTCTGGTTTGCTCAAGTATTGTATCCAGCATCAACACTGGAGTATCTTTGAGCAGGCAAGTATGACTCTTGAGATTAATACTACTCGTGGTATTGCTGCCCAGATACTTCGCCATAGGAGCTTTACATATCAAGAATTTTCACAACGATATGCTGACAGTTCTTTGCTTGGAGATATCATCCCTCTTCCTGAACTTCGCCGTCAGGATACAAAGAATCGCCAGAATAGTATTGATGATGTTGATCCTTTTACTATTCAAAAATATCAGATTCTGATGCAGCATCACTTTGGTGAAGCAATGAAACTCTATCAGGATATGCTTGATGCTGGGATTGCTAAGGAGTGTGCAAGGTTTGTTCTGCCCTTAGCGACCCCTACACGCCTCTATATGACCGGTTCAGTAAGGTCTTGGATCCATTATATCGATTTGAGGTCTGGACACGGCACACAGAAGGAGCATATGGATATTGCAAATGCTGCTAAGTGTATCTTTACCTGTCAGTTTCCTGCAGTATCTGAAGCACTTGGTTGGACTCGTGAAGATTGCCCAGAGTGTATTGATCCCCCATCCATTACTATTGAATAAATATCCTTATAGTTTATTGAAATTTATGGCAGTATATCCCGTTATTAATAAAGAGACTGGTGAACAAAAAGAAGTGACAATGAGTGTTTACGATTGGGATCAATGGAAAAAAGACAATCCAGAATGGGATAGAGATTGGAGTGACCCTTCAACCTGTCCTAACTCTGGAGAAGTCGGAGAGATATACGACAGACTTAAAAAGTCTCATCCTGGGTGGAACGATGTTCTCCATCGTGCCTCCAAAATGCCTGGTTCCAACGTAAAACCTATTTGAATTATGCCAACTAAAAGAAACACTCCAAAGTCTCCAGTTCCATTTGGAATGAGCAACAAACAAATGAAACGCAAAAAGCCAATTAACCTGGATTTAATGAGGTCAATTGAACCTCTTACAGAAAACCAGAAAGAACTTTTCCGATGCTACAAGAATGATCAAAACTTGGTAGCATACGGATGTGCAGGTACAGGTAAAACATTTATTACCTTATACAATGCACTTAGAGATGTTCTTGATGAAAGATCACCTTACGAAAAGATTTACATTGTTCGCTCTCTTGTAGCAACTCGTGAGATTGGTTTTCTTCCTGGAGACCATGAAGACAAATCTTCACTGTATCAAATTCCATACAAGAATATGGTGAAGTATATGTTTGAATTGCCAACAGAAGCAGATTTTGAAATGCTCTATGGTAATCTCAAAACTCAAGGAACGATTAGTTTTTGGAGCACTTCTTTTATTCGTGGAACTACTCTTGACAATGCAATCATCATTGTAGATGAATTCCAAAACTTGAATTATCATGAACTTGATAGTATAATTACTCGTGTAGGTGAAAATAGTAAGATCATGTTCTGTGGTGATGCTACCCAGTCTGACCTTCTTAAGACGAATGAGAAGAATGGAATTATTGATTTCATGAAAGTACTTCGTATTATGCCTTCAATTGATATTATTGAATTTGGGGTTGATGATATTGTCCGCTCTGGATTAGTGAAAGAATACATCTTGGCTAAAATGGAAATCGGAGTATGAGTTTTATTCATCATAATTACCTAGGTGAACTTGAATTAGAAAAGAAAGAAACAAATGGCATCCGTCTGTACAATCTTCCCGATGGACAGTGGGTGCCTTCTATCACTTCAGTCACTTCATTTTACAATCGCCAAATCTTTGTAAAGTGGAGACAGCGTGTTGGTCTTGAAGAAGCAAACCGTATTACTAAGAGAGCAACTGCAAGAGGAACTGACTTTCACCAAGTCTGTCAGGACTATCTGGAAAACAAAGAACTAAATTGGGATGATTACCAACCCCTAACAAAGTTTATGTTTTATCATGCTAAACCAGAACTTGATAAGATAAATAATATTCATGCAATTGAGCGTACACTCTATTCTGAGTATCTTGGACTTGCAGGAAGAGTAGATTGTATTGCTGAATATGATGGAGAACTTGCAGTTATTGACTTTAAAACTTCTGATAAAATTAAACCAGAAGAATGGATTGAAAATTATTTCGTTCAAGAAACATTTTATGCCGCAGCGTACTATGAATTGACTGGCAAAGTAGTTAAAAAACTTATTACTTTGATGGTTACTCCTGGGGGAGAAGTAAAAGTATTTGACAAAAGGAACAAAGGGGATTATATTAAACTATTAGTACGTTATATTAAGGAATTTGTACATCACAATACTAGGTCAGATGGAGAATGAATTAGAAAAAGCACTAGAAAGTAAGTTCTTTTGTCCATCAAGGTTTGCTCAAGAGATTGAAACTCTTGTTCACTCCAACACAGACATGAGATACATCGACGCGATTATTCATTTTTGCGAAAAGAATAATATTGATGTTGAGTCTGTGCCGAAATTAATTTCTAAACCGCTGAAAGAAAAAATTAAGTATGAAGCAATGGAACTTAATTTTCTGAAGAAGAGTTCCAGGGCAAAACTACCACTTTGAGGAATGATGCCGTTCGATGCCTACCGTTGTTATCTGTCACTAAAGAATCACTTTACAAAAGACAGTTATGATTACCACAAATATTGTGGTAAGAGTCGTGCAACTGTTCAATCATTTTATAAACGTAAAGACCGCTTTTGGTTTGAACGTGTTTCAAGACAAAAAACAGATCAAGAAGTTGTTGATTTTTTTGTATCAAATTTCATTTCATGTACTGACCCAAGTAAACTTTGGATTGGTGAGATGATTAGAGATGGTGATAGTAGGTATGAGAGTTGGAAGAAAAGGAATCAATCACTTTCTTATATCTTTAAAGAAGAAACAACATCTCTGTTTGATGGTAAAAAAGTAGATGAAGTTTTTGATTGTTCTAAGGGACATCCACCCGTTTTAAAAAAGTTCCTGAGCGGGAGTATTTCACTAGAGACACTAGTGATCTATGACAAAATCTTCCTGTTCGGGAATAACTTTGATAAGAAATTAAATGACCCAGTGTGGGAAACCGTCAGTATGAAAATGAAAAAATATTCTTCCTTTCTAAATATTGATGTACCACGTTATAAAAAAATCTTGAAAGAAGTTGTTTTGGGAGAAAAATGAGTTTTTTTAATTCTGAAGTTGTCCGTGCTGAGATGGCGGAAATTAGTGAAATGCAAGAAGAGGTTTACCGTAACGTCTTCACTTTTCCCACAATGACCAAAGAAGATAAACTTAAGCACGTTGAACTTCTTGAAAGACTTTTAGATAAACAAAAAGTTCTGTTCACTCGTCTTAGTTTATCTGATGATCCTGAAGCAATTGAAATGAAAGAACGTGTCCTTCAGTCAGCTTCAATGATGGGTCTTCCACCTAACGTTGATATGAATGTGATACTTAACAATATGTCTCAGATGCTTGAGGTGATGAAGCAACAGATTGACAAAACGGGTTCCGACCTGTAGAATAACAAGGTACACACAAGCCAAATCCGTACAAATCCGAGGTAATCCTATGTCTTTTGCAGACCTTAAGAAACAATCTTCTCTTGGTTCTCTAACTTCAAAACTGGTGAAGGAAGTAGAGAAGATGAGTAACACCTCTGGCGGCGCTGATGAACGCCTCTGGAAACCCGAAATGGATAAGACTGGCAATGGTTTTGCAGTCATCCGTTTTCTACCCGCACCTGAAGGGGAAGAACTCCCCTGGGCAAAAATGTACTCCCATGCCTTCCAAGGTCCTGGTGGTTGGTACATTGAAAACTCCCTGACCACTACTGGTGCTAAAGACCCTGTTTCCGAATTCAACCGTGAACTGTGGAACAGTGGTATTGATGCAGATAAAGAAACTGTCCGTAAGCAAAAACGTAAACTGTCTTACTACAGCAACATCTATGTTGTGAAGGACCCTGCTAATCCCGCAAACGAAGGTCGTGTCTTCTTGTTCAAGTATGGCAAGAAAATCTTTGACAAGATTATGGAAGCAATGCAACCTGAGTTTGAAGATGAAACCCCCATCAATCCTTTTGATTTCTGGCAAGGTGCAAACTTCAAACTGAAGATTGTGAAGAAGGATGGTTATTGGAACTATGATAAGTCAGAGTTCGATCGTGTTGCTCCGCTGCTGGATGATGACGATGCACTTGAAGCACTTTGGAAGAAACAATACTCTCTCACAGCAGTAACTGCTCCCGACCAGTTCAAGACTTATGAGCAACTAGAAGCACGACTGAAGATGGTTCTTGGTCAGAAAACTTCCCGTCCTCGTCTGGATGAAGAAGTTGAAGATGAAGATAATGATCGCGGTTCTTATGTTCCCGACTTTACTTCACGTCGTCCTGAACCAGAACTTCCTGTAGTGAGTTCTTCTAATGACGAAGACGAAGACGATGCACTCTCTTATTTCCAGCGTCTTGCTGAAGAGTGATTATTGATATAGTCTGATATTATCAGCACGTTTTAGGGTTTCACTCTTATACTGAGTGGAACCTTTTTTGTATTTCATTAGTTCGTCCATATCATCGTATACAATATTCAGATATTGTGGTTTCAGTAAGTAGATATTTCTTTTATCATCTTCAATCTTAAGTTCATATTCATAATTTGTTACTGGAATTGCAATATTTGTTTGAGTAATATTTCTTTCAAGTCCAGCATCATAGTAATTGATTGAGAAGTTTGATTCAACTTGAAGTCCTTTTGCTATTATAACTACGTCTTGGGTATTTTTTATTTCTGGACTTTCGTAGTGATGAATACCATTATATAAAGTATCGTAATCACCATACTTATTCAAAAGGAATTCATCAAATCTAGTTTGTGGCAATGGCCATTCAGTTTGAACATTGAGAATATTATTTGAAAGAAGAACAACCCAATCTAGTGTTGAATCCCCATAGATTTCAAATGCAACATTGTCTGGTCTATCATC